CTCCATACCAATTTGGTACGATACAAGCAATTTCACAAGTAACACTATTGTTCGTTGCATCTGGCCCAAAGTATGGATTCTTAACCCATTGGTATCTATCTACTGTATCTCCTAATCCTAATTCACCACTACCATTTTCTCCTGTAACAAACATATTACCTTTGTTTGTTAATGCCCAAGAAGAACCACCTTTATTCCACATACGAACAAAGTATTCTCCACTCTTAAATCCACCAAATTCCATAGACATTTTACTTTTAAGCACAACATTATCTACTGCACCATTACCTACAGGTGCGGCACTAAGATAGTTATACCCTCTCATTAATGGTTCGTAGTTACCATTTAAGTAACAAAGAGTAGGTGTATTACAATGCATATCGTGTCTTGCTCTTTTTACAGGGCCACACTCAGGGTTAGGCATACCATCATAAGGAATCCAATCTGCACTTGCACCTGACTTGCCATTGTATTGTGCTAACCAAGGTCTTTTACCATCAGTACCATAATCATTTGTAGCTTTAAATGTATTTGCATATAAAGGAACATTACTGCCTAAAATATCTACTTGATAAAAAGCATCAGAGTTTGACCAATTAACTGATGATCCACTAGCTTTTAAAATTTGTCCTGTTGTACCTATAGCAAGGCGTTGTTCAGTTGATCCGTCGTGTGTAAGTAAATCACCTGCAGTAGTTAATGTACCTGTACCCTGTGCCATTATATTCCAATGTGTAGTATTGGTAGAGGAAGGTGCTCCTGCATTTGTTCCTGTCTTAGAAGTAGTATTTACATACACCCAAGATGAACCAGAATGCGATACTACATCATCTGCTTCGTATGTATTACTTGTAGAAAATGCACCTCTCCAAGTAAACTTTATTTTTCCTAAATCAACTGTTGCCATTTTTCTACCTCCTTTATGGCATATTTATAAGCAAATGTCCACTCGTGTCAATACTCATAAAAATTGAGCCGGTTGCAAAGAAATATGTATCATAGTCAGAAACCTTTAGATTCTCTGAACCTCCCACTAATGTATGCTCTTGTGTAGCTACAGTTCTACCTGTTGAATCAGTAGTTCTTTTTAGTCCAAAAAACTTACTAGCTATGGTAGAAATTGCACCAACCTGTGCATTAATTGCTTCTTTTGTACGAAGAGGTGTCATACCTTTCGTGTTTTCTGTACCTGCTTCAGCTTCAGATTGATTTGCTATTTCTAAAAAAATACCATCAGATCCATCTGCACCTGCAGGGCCTTGTGTACCATCAGAACCTCTAGGTATTGTTAAATCTAAAACTCCTGTAGTAGCATCATATGTTGAAGTTGCACTTGTACCTGCATCACCTGTAGAAACATTTACTGTTTGTACACCTTGTGCAGATTGAGCAATAACATTACCATTTGAATCAAAAGCTAGAGTTTTACTTGCTCTGCTTGTTTTTGCAGGTAATGTAAGCGTTGCATCATCATCATAATCTAGTAATTTAATAGAACGACTATGTATTTTGTCTTGATCGGCAAATATAGCTACAGCTTTATCTAACTCTGTATTTAGTGCAGTTACATCAAAAGCACCATTTACAGGAAAGTCTGTAGTTCTTTCTATTAATATATCTCTTAGTATAATTATTTTTTGTCCTGCAGTATGACCTGCGCCAAAAGTTATTGTAGCACCTGTGCCAAACTCATATGCACTATCGCTTGACGAATTAGTAGCTGTAACTTTGTATTGTACATTTGTGGTAGGGTTTACATTGTATGTAGCTAGAGTACCATCTACATATACTTTAAGATCATCTATTGCAAAAAACTCAAAAGTAATAGTATAGGTTGTTTGACTAGCCGTAGCTGTAAACTCGTGTCTTGGGTTATTTTGACTAGATGCTATTGTCATTCTTGTATTCCAAACGCTAAATCATATAAATTTCTTATACCATCACCAATATAATGTAAATTACTTAATGGTAAAAGTCGCTTTATTGTATTGTGTTTTTCTTCTTCTGACAAGTCAGGGTCAGCAAAAATTCTTATAACATCATACAACGCTTGTGGGCCTGCACCTATTACTTCACCTATAGCGTCGTGTTCATCAGGATTTGCAAATCTAGGTTCAGCGCCTATTGTTGGTCTAATACCTAATGGTGTATCAAATACACCTTCAGATATTGTTTCTATTGAATAATTTAAATCACCTAACAATGCAAGGGCACCAGATAGTTCTACTGCTCTTACTACTTTTTCTGCTAAAGGTTTGTTTTCATAATAATCTACATTTTTAAACATATCAGATAATGCACCAAAACCTACTAATGCAAATAAACCTGTAATTGTGTGTGCTAATGGTTCTCTACCTTGTGCCATAGATAATAATACTTTTGTGTTTGCTCCCATTGCCCACGAATAAAATTGTGTTAAAAGTTGTATAGGCACGGCATTAAGTTTAATGCCAAATTGTGTTTTATCTATATTACCTGCACTTACAAATTGCATAAATTTTCTAAATAATTTATTTTCCCATAAATCATTTACTAATTGACTATTAATTCTTACAACACCACTCATCATATTTGGTTGATCGGCTGATGTAGGTGTTACAATTTGGCGATCTGTATCTTGTCTTACAGCATTCATAAATCTTTCTCGTGCTGTAGTACCTCCAGATACTGTGTCCCATTTAGATACATTTGCTAAATATACAGGTTTTATATTTGGCCCTTGTGTAATAGTATCAAAAGGCATACGAGCAATAACAGATGCTGTTTCTTTGTCTATTCCATATGATAACATTCTTTCTTGACTTTTTTTGTCAAGTTTGCCTTTTGACCACGCTATAGAATCTTCAATAAATCTATGTAAAGATAATAATGATGTAAAAGTTTTTTGCCAATGTGTTATTGGTTGCAATCCATTTACTATAAAAAATATTTCTTGTGCTCTTTCTGCATATTGTCCTACATATTTATCTAACACACTACCACTTCGTGTTGAGTCTAATGCTATACCTCCATCAGCCACAAATTTATTAGTAGATACTGACGACAACTCAATGAATGGAGCATATCTTTCTATATCTTTAAGGTTTGCTTTGGAGTAAGTATTAAGCACACCAAACAATGCTCGTGTCCCAACTCCTTTATCCATTACAGTATCAAAGCCGTGTGCCATAAGAGGTCTTGCTGTTTCGGGAATTGCCGCTACACCACTTGAACCCATATATGCTAAGTTAATCATATTTTTCATTAACATTACGGATCTTGAAGTAAAAGATGCAGGATCTCCTGTAAAAAAAGTACCTAAAATTTTATCTTTTTCATCAATAAATGAGTTTAATATTGAATTAATTTCTGTATCTTTTGTGCCTGTTTTTATTAAATCTAATTCTAAATTGTTTAAATAATCTCGCATATGTGGATCACCATAGCGTTTAGTAAATTCTATTGCTCCACCCATTTTTTTTTGATACATCTTCATAAGATGATTAACATCTGTTTCTATAAAGTCTATTATATCTTTTGGATCAATAGGCGATCTTTCTAGTAAATGACGAGTACCTATTTTACCTCTACCCGTATATGTTTTGTCCATTTGATTTATGTTATCTATATCATTAAATGCTGATACTTCGTGTAACATACGACCATATTCCATCTCTACTTGTGCTCTTATAAGCAACTCTCTTTCTTGACTTAAATATACATGCTTAAAACTTTGCATCATTTTTTTACTTGCTAGTTCTTGAGGCGTAAGTATTCTGTATTCTTTGTGCAATCCTCTTCTAATAATTTTTGTTTTAATGTTTATATACTTTTGATCTAGTTGATTTTTTGGCGTTAATTTCTCAAAAGTATTTCTAAGTATAGCTTTAAACTTCAATGGGTTTGCTAATATTTTATCTCTTCGGGGCATTAATGGTAAATAATCTTCAAGTATAGATGTGTCATTAGGTAATATTCTTATATCTTGTGTATGACTTTCTATATCTTTAGCTAATCTAATTTTTAATTTCTCTGCTCTTTTAATTTGTGCTTTTGTTTTTTTAATATTAGGATCATCTAAATATTGTGTAACATCATCTAATACAGGTCTAAGTCTTTCAATTATTGCACCTGTTGTATTTTGATTTGCAAACATACCAAGATTACTAGCTTCTTTTAGATATACACTAAAAAACTCATCAACTGCTTTAATTGCTTCTTTAACAGCTTCTTTTTGCTCCATTGTCATAGTTTCCATACGATTAGCATCAATTCTTGATTCTCCTACTAATTCAAAAAATTCATCTTTAGACATATGCACTTTGCTTTTTTCTCGTTGACCTCTTATGTAATTTAATGCTCTGTCTTTTGCACGGCGTACATCAATCGCCGCACCAGAGAATCTTTGTTTATAGTTATTAGTAGTAGGATCAACTCCATAAAATTTATTATAGGCATTTTGCACACGATTTGATGCTTTCATATAATTAGCAAAATGAATATTTAACATATTAATCTGCACAGATTGTGGTGATGCTATGCCCATTTTATTAAGATGTAAACGAGTAGCACCATTACCTGTCGTGCCATACAAATCTCTTGTTAATTTTGTTTTCATTTCATCTGATAAAGTTTTGCTTTTTACAACTGTTTCTAAACCACGGCGCAATGGACTTAATTTTTCTAAGGTTTTTAACACTCCATCATAATCAGTAACTGAGTATGCATTTGCAGGTCTTTTTATATAATCTACAGTCCATTGTGTAGCACGGCGTTGATGCTGTGTATTAGTTTCTCCTTTTTTTTTTGGCACATATACTTTTTCTGCTATTGCTCGTGTAACATTAAAATGAAACCAATCATCAACAGATTTAAAAAATTCAGGTATTGGTAAATTTAATTCTTTAAATTGATCTATATGTAATTTTTTTGCAAATTGTGCTCTTGCTACTAATTCATCAAATAAAACTACTTTTGATTTTTCATTATATTCTGCTACTTTTGCAACAGATGTTATATCAAATGGTAATTTATCTTTAGGAGGATTATTTAATTTATTTCTTATTTGTGCATCTGTATATATATTTGAAAAAGACTCAAATCGTTTATTAGGATCTTGTGAATTATTAAGAATCTTTGCTTGTACTTGTCCACTTGTTACATTAGTTTTTTTATTTTGATTGTAGAAATTACGATCAGTTTTACTTTTTGCATAAACAATACCTGACTCTAAATTTCGTGGGTCAAAATTAAATACCATATTATTAAGATTCATTTTACCTTCTGCTTCATCTTGTTTTTTAAAATATCGTGCAAACCATTTATCTGTGTTTTTTGTTCCAAAGTTTTTAACTGTTGCTTCTTCTCCAAACCTTCCTCTAAATTTTGATAATGCACCAACTAATACACCACTAAAGAGTGCGGCATATCCTGCACTTTGATACATTTCTGACGGGGTAACAGTAGGGTCAAGTGCTCTTCTTATTGCTTGGTTAGGTAATTCTAACAATCCAACTTGTGCTCCTGCCTTTAATGAATTGTAAAAAAATCCTGCACCTTTAATCCAAAATATCGGCATATAATTTATAGGTTCAAATGCCTGAGCACCCAAACTTGATAAAAAAGATGGGGTTCTACGCTCTTGTCTAATTCGTTTACGATCTATACGATCTTTTATTCTATTGTTCATTGCTTGATTATATGAACCAACAAAAGCGTGTGCAAAATCTTCATACCCTGTAATATCTGCAAAAGGATTAAATGATGGGTCGGCAGGTGGTAATTTTTCGTTTTCGTATAAAAGTCTATCTGCAAATGCTCCCGCAGTTGTTTCTAAAAAAAAAGCATCTTGCAGGTTCATTAATCCTGATTGTTCATCATTTAAAAATTGTGATACAGGACGAGTTTTGTATTTTATATCTTCTTGTAATTGACTTACATTATTACGAGTAAAATCAACCTTTTGTTTTTCTGTTGGTAATTGTGTTCGTATTTGTGGTGGTGAATTAAACATTATGGTATATCTTTTGTATATTCATTAAAATATTTAAGAAAACCTGCTTCATCATTTGTTATATTTAAATCGTCTAAAATTTGATCAAATGCTTTTTGTCCATTTACTTCTACTTGGTATCTTGCTTCTTCACTTAATTCATTAATTAAAACACGAGTACGACTTTTTGCTGTATCAAATTTATATACTTCTTGTAATTCTTGTAAAGGTCTTAAATATAATGTTTCTCCGTTTTTTCTTAATTCTCTAAAATCTTTGCCATCAAAATACTTAATTGTATATTCCATTTTTGCATAATCTCGTATTGGTGCTCTACCATCTGCCGTTACAGGTGTAACAAATAAAAATCCTTTTTTATATTTTGGAGGAGGGCCATCTCTTTCATCTTCTGCATTTTGATCAGACTCTAAAAATTTTTTATACATCATTGCTTCAATAAATTTAGTATCTCTTCTACCTGTATTAGGATTAATAACAGCAAAATTTTCTATTGGGTACATAACAACATCAGCTAATTCATTGTCTTTTACACGATCTATTAATGTTGCTACTTCTCCTTTAGTTTTACCTGCTGTATTAAGTTCACTTATACCTATTATACCCTTTTGAGCTAAATTTTGTATTATAAGGTCTGCATCTTCTGTAACATCACCTTTATCTAAATCTAAAAAATGTATGTTATTTATAATTCTATTTCGCAAATATTTTTCTATAGAAGGGTCTATACTTTGGAACTTATTTCCATAGAACCAATTTGATGGACTAAGTGAAAACAAACCATATTCAAAATTATCTTCTACAGCATTCCGTATTCCTTTTTCTAAATCATCTATTTTTTGTTTAGTTTTTGCAGGATTACGAATTTGATCTCTTTCTATTGCTTCAAACTCTGATATATTTGCTAAATCAGCATCTTCTAAAGGTCGTGAAATATAAATACTATTTAAATGTTGTAAATATTTTTCTGTTGTTGGTGATAAATCTAAATGATGAACATTAAAAGTTTTACCATATTGATTAGCAACTGTCAGTCTTAACAAGTCATTTAAAAATTTTGTATCTTTACTAAAAATTTTATTTTCCATAGCTGTTTTCATTTTACCAGAAGCAAATTGATGAAGAATAGGTATAGAATAATGTGATACATTATTAGCATCAAATTCATCTCCTTCTGTAATTTTATAAATTGGATTAGCTTTAAATATAGCAAAAGCACCTTTTCTTTTTTTAGGATCTGTACTACTCATTAACTCTGTTGTTAATCCAATATACTCTATATTTGTATTACCCTTTTGTGGGTCTGCCCCACTTACAAATTCAGCAAGTCGTGATAACTTAGTTTTTGTAGAATCTTCAGATGTTTCAGTATTAAGCATTGATATCCTACGATTAATAGCTGTTCTTATTTTACTACGACTTGCACTATTTAATTTAAAACTATTATTAAATTGATCTAAAGTAATAGTAACATCAGGTTTTTTAATATTACCTTTTCTACTAAATAATGTTACATCTCCTACACCATCTACCAATCCTTGTAACATTTGTAGATTGTGTAAATTTATTGCTTGTCCTGTTTCTGTTTGATCTGCTATAGATAAACCGGGCATAAATTTACCATACTTTTCATAAAAGTTAATAGTGTCTTGAATTGATGCTACATTTCGTTGATGATTAATACGAGCACTACTACTTGTTTTTTGCCAATCTATACCCGCATCTTCTATTTCTTGTAGTGCATATTTTGCTGTATCAATTTTATTATTGTTTAGATTGCTAAAAACACCTTCTGAAAAAGTTTCCCAATATTCTTCATAGTCTTTATTCTTTAACATTTCTTGTTCTTGGAAATATGAGTTTTCTATACTTGCAAGGTTCTGAGTATATATGTCATCAAAATCTCCTTGCATTAAATTATAATATTTTTGAGGCACACTCTCTTTAATTGTATCTAATACAGGTTGCATTTGTGCTATAAACTCTTCAGGATTATTTCCAAACTCTGATTGCACTCGCCTTTTAATTGCACTTGCTTGTTGTTTAAGACTTCTATTTATTTCTTGTTTAGCTTTTAAACTAACAAATTTGTCATACTGATCTCTATTTTCTTCAAAGAAAAACATTTTGTTTTTCATTGGTTTAGGTCTTTCTACAGTATATGTATTACCTTCTTCATCAGTTTTTTCTATGGTTTCAAAATCAACAGTAAAATTTTCTATATCTTTTTTTGTTTTAAATTTCTCAGCTGTTCGGCCTATTGTTTCTAATCCCCTAAATAGTTGTTCATTTGCTTCCTTTTGTTCTTGTTGTGCAACTTGTAATGCTTGTGATATTTTTGCTTGTCCAAATGGTTGTTGGACAGCTATTTGTGAAGCAAAATTTGTTTTTGGTTTATATCGTTCTGCCATATCTATATATGTCTAAAGTTTATATTTAACTTATCATATAATATCTTATACAAATTATTTTGTACAACTACAGCACTTGGATATTTGTTTATTACTTCTTGTGCAATAACACCCTGATAACGATTGCTGTTACCAATATAATTAAAGTTATATATATTTAATCCTGTATTTAAATCGGTTTTTACAAATTCTATGTTTTCTTTTAAGCGTATATCAGACCAAGTACCTGTCTTTGAAAAACTATAGGCGTCCATACCAAAACTTGCAACCTCACCTATTGCTTCACCTGCCTGTCCTATAAGTCTAGTTCTTCTTGCGGCAAGTTTTGCACTACCTTCTATCTGGGCGGCCTGACCTTCCATTATAGATTGTCTTGCACCGAACATAGCATTTTGTGCTCTTTCAATTCCTTGCAATCGTGCATTTCTTAAATCTTTACCAAGTAATCTTTCGTTTTCTTTTAAAAATGCTCCATAACTAGGGGAGTTAACATCTAAACCTGATGAAGCAAAAGCGGCAATATTCTTTTTTCTTTTTTTATTTGCATCATCTTTGAGAGCATTCATTTGTTGCTCCATAGCAAGAACTTCTGATTTGGCTCTTTCCTCATACATTCTCTGTTTTTCTTGAGCCATTCTCATTTCCATATCCATTTGTGCTTTTATGTAATCACTTTCATTACTAAATAAACTACCAAAAAATCCTAAAACTGCACCACACATTAGTAATATACCTCCGAAGTTATTGCTACAATTCTCATAGGAACAGGAACAGATTGTGTTATAGAAACATTAGGTGTTTGTGTATATCCTAAAGTATGAATATCTTTTTTTCCTGTATACCCTACCATTTGTAATCCTTTATCATTAAGCAATACATCATTTCCGTTTACTTGTAAATTATAGGTTTTTGATAATTCTAATATAGTTTTTCCTATCTTTCTTGGCAAACCATATGTTGAACCTATACCTCTAATTGGCTGTACAGAATCTATAGGTAATGTTTCTATTTCTACTGTGTAGGTTAATCCTATATCACAAGCACTTGCAGGTAGTTGAAACTGTGCTACACCATTTGTATCAACAGTAGATGAGCCATAGTATCGTATATCATCATCTTCATTAGAACCTGATGTAGCGTGTACAATTTTACCTCGTAAATCAGGATCAGCATTTAATCCTGTAAATACTCTACTTGTTGTAAATGTTATACTTGCATTATCACTTGCTGATAAATTTTGATCTACAACAATAATATACTCTCCAGATGTTCCTGTGCTATTAACACTTTGTATTGTATATTCTGTACTTGCAGAACCAATCTTAAACTTTTCTCCTGTAGTAGGAGCATTTGTAAAACCATCAGCAACTATTTGTCTTGTTGATGAGAATGTACCATTTACAAGAATAGTGCCGTGTGGTTGATATGATGAACTTAATACTTTACTTACAGAGCAATCTGTAGGCAGGGCAAACATAGAGTTAGCTATTTGTTCAAGATAATATTTTGTTGCTCCATTTATTGTTCTTTTAACAACTGTATATAAAAAAGATGTAGTACCTGCAGTAGATTCAAAGCTACCATCAGTTTCCCATACAACCCAACCTGCTAGTTTTTCTTGGCGTTGTGCAGAGAATACTCCAAGCGTACCATCATCATTAGCAAAGATAATCATCTGTTCCGTTTTTCTACCTGTTGATTTTATAATACCTGTATCTTTTGGATTAGATACAGCTTGTGGTGAAAGAAAAGTTATAACAGTAGGCACATAATCTTCTGTTGCTGTATTGTAAAAAAATTCTCGTACTGTTTTACCATTAGGTTGTATAAATATTGCCGCCCCATCAAATAATCTTGGCATACAAGTTTGTGTGCAACCTAAACTACTTTGTCTTTCTAATCGTAAATCAGCAGGAGTAAGAGGGCGACCTGTTTGTGGTTTAAGATAAAACTCACCTGTACTTGTAAATACTTCTAAATGTTTACCTGCAATTAAATGTCTTATTTCATTGATTTGATCTGATGATATAGAAATTTGTATAGAATCTGTATCCTCACCTGCACCAACATCAAAATTAAAAAAATCTGCTGATTGACTACCTGCTATAAAATCTGATATAGCACCTCCACCAAAAAACAATCTTTGTTGATGAAACTTACAAGTAGATGGAAAACCATTGATACTACTATATACTTGTTCGTCCCAAGCAAGAGTTGGTGGGTGTCCTATAATTCTTACATTTGTACCACCACCATCACCGGAATCACCACCTGTATCTGAATTATCTGCTTCAAATGTATATCGGTCATCATCTAATACTGTTATTGTTTTTGATCCATTTAGATTGGCCGCTGTTATACCATTACCATCTTCATTAAGTATTGCTTCTGCACCTTCAACAGTAATTGTAACGCCACTTGTAAATCCGTGTGCAGGGTGTAAAACTGTAACTGTACTATCGCCTTCTTCAGCTTTAAATGGGTCATCATCTAATTCTATTCTTACATCAGCTTGTAATGTTCCTGTTAATTCTGTTGCAGAAGTATATCCTGTTATTTCTATTTCTGTGCCGTGATATCTAATATGTTTGCCAACATAGTCAGATGTAAAATAAGGACTACTTGCAACTATATTAACTGATGAGTTCTTTGTTGTTTGATCTATATCTAAAGTAATAGAATCATCTGCAAATTTAAAATAAGGTTGATATATTTTCTCTTGGTTAGTGCTTACCTTAAATGAAAAGTTTGCTATAGAAAAAGTAGTTGCACCTGTCCTTGTTAAAACTTGTGGTGCAAACTGCTTATGGGTAATAATCATTGTATCACCTTGTTGTGTATATGTTAGTTCAAATAACTCTGCTGTTGTCCATATACACCCTGTTATACTTGATAACAATGTTCCATTAGTTGAAAAAATTTTGCATTTTGTATTTTGAAAAGCAACTATATACTCTTGATTTTCATTAAATATAAACGGCTCTATTCGTGTTTGTTCACCTAAATCATATCTAAATAATGTACCTTGTCGTCTTTCTATTGGGCCTTGATTAAGACAAAATACATTTCTTGCTTTTTTAAGTGCTTGTTGAAATGCACCAAGATCAGTTCGTGCTATAAGAGTTTCATCTACTTCACCACGAGTAAAACTGTTTTGATGTACTCTTTGTGTTCCCATTCATTAATTACTACTTGGTACAACTGCTCTTATACCATCTGCAGTACCTCTGTTTCTAACTTCAATTAATAAACTTGTATTTAGTTTTCTTGTAGTTTGTGTTTGTGATTCCATACTTCTTGCTAACACTAATTGTTGCTGTCCTCTTTTTTGATAAAGCATTGAGAGTTGGTCATTTCTTGCTATTGCTCCTGCAAATAAACTAGCAAGTTCAAAAACTACTGCTTGAGTAAAATAATCTGGAAACTCTTTTTCGTGTGGTTGAAATGTATAATGACATACAACAACATCACTTGAACTTGTATTTGTATATAATTCTTCATTATATCTATCAAATACAATCACATTATCTGATACAGTAACAGTATGTATTAGTATTGCATCATTTGGTATTTGATATGCTGAATCCCATTTATCTAAAGGATCTGTAGAGAGTTTTGTTAATTGTGCTTGTTTTGTTGCAAATCTCCATCTAGCTTTTGTAAGTAAAGAGCGTAATGTTGTTTCATATAATTGATTAGCAACTTTACTTTCTACAGTATTATCTGTAAATGAAGCGATTGTATTTGCTCCTATTAAAACTAAACCTTGATTACATATATCTATTCTACTTACCATAATTTAAATATCGGGGGAGTTGCCTCCCCCAATACCCTATGTACCATTAATTGTTGTTACAGTAGCGGCCGCTGTTGCACTTGATACAACAAGGACATCTACTGTTCTTGTACCACCCGTTGACCCAACAGTAATGACAACATCATTCTGTTTAAGCTGATTGGTAGCACTATTGAAATAACCTGATCCTGCAATGGTAGCAACAGCATCAGCAGAGTTGTAGAGATAAACATTTTGATCTCCACCACCTGCAATCTTTTTTAAGTTTGCTTGAGTAAAAGCCATTAGTTTTCTCCTATTCTGTTATTTGACATTCTATCGCACCATCATTGTCAATCATCACAGCACCCATAGACATATATGAAGTGATTAGATTACTGACCTTTTCAGGTATATAGTTTACTTCAGTTCTGATATCAGAACCCATAGCTAAACCAACAGATGATCTGTGGTAAGCGTGGCAATCTCTAGTTGTACTAGAGAGCGACAGACCAGAGAAAGAGAACCATAAGAACCCTAACCATCTCTTAGCCGTCATACCACCTGCATATGGTAATTCTTTTTCACCGATATACTCTGCTCTTGAGAATTGGTCAATTTGTAATAAATCTGCCCAACCTGCTGAAGATACAACAAAATATCTTTGTCCATCATCAGGAACATCAGCTTCGCCGAAATTTTCGTAAACTGTTAACGCCTTTGCAAGTGTTAAACCTGTAGAGCCGTGTACGACATTGTTACTATTAGACCCTGCATCTAACACATCAACAATAAGTTGATCTGTTTTTCTACCTAGAGCAGAAGCCGCCGATTGTGAAAGAACTTGTCTTTCATCTATGTTAGTTTTCAACTCATCTAATCTATCAACATAATCCGCCGCATAGAAATCAGATAGAGTTACATCAACTGTATTGTGAGTTATTTCCATAGTTGGAACATTGGCGTGTCTTGATTTCTCAGTTGCACTACCTTTGCCCACCTTTTGGAATCTCGCTTGATTGCCTTTTACATTATTAAGCTGTCTTACTGTATTCCTCAGTTTAGAACCCATACGCTGATACGCCATATGGACTTCTGATTCAAACTGCTTAATAAAGGCAGTAGTAATGGAAGTTGCCATAACTATCTCCTATAAAGTTAATATTACAGTTTATGAATTGTCCGCAGATTTCTGATATCGGGTTATCCAACGAGGGCCACACACATTATCTATGGGTTCACCTTTAAAACCTTTCGGTTCTAAATAAAAATACTTCATTTTTACATTTTTGACAAGTATCTGTTTATTTGAAATTTTAAATCCCATATATTGAACCCATCTTAGCGTTGCTTTTTGTTCTTCTGTAGCTACATTCCAAAGGAATTTATATTTACTAGCTAACCATTGAAACACTCTTTTTTGGTTTTTCATAAACTTAAAACTGTTAAAAGGTTCTTCGCTACTTAGCCACCAAGCTGTTCCTCTTTGTGGATTTTTACTTTCTCCACAACAACCAAACATAGCTACTACTTCGTGATTATCTTTATATACAGAGAATGTATGTACATTAGGTCTATTAATTCTAAACGGATATAATAATACCCATAATGGTTCTTTTCCTGTAACTGCTAGTTCATACTTGTCGGTTTGTTTTAGTTTTTTAGCTAAAACAAAACAGTCATCAGGAACTGCTATATCCATATACATTATCTATAAAGTCTTTGGAAAGCGTCATCAACTTTTTTAACATAAGACTCATCTCTTTCTTTTGGATCAAAGTATCTTGGATCTTTCATCATTTGTCTTACATCATCAATAGATAATCTATTTACAGGTTCTGTTGGTGCATTTGATATATTTTGATTTTGCATTTGCATTACTCGTTCAAGTATCTCAATACCCTGCGCTGATTGTCCCAAAGTTGATTGTAACAATTCATAGTCGTCTGCTCCAAAATGGCTTTGAGCAAAGGCATCTACAGCATCAATACGAGCATTAGCATTTTCACCTAACTTTTCTGCTTCTTGACTTAAATCGGGTGCATAATGTCCTTGAGCATTTATAAATTTATTAATACCATCTTCAAACATTTCTTGGTTGTAAGCATTCTCCTTGCAATGATCTAGCCACCAATCAAATAAGGGATTTTCAACAACCTGTTCTTCTGTTATTTCTTCAGGTAATGCAGGTAAAGCATATTCTTCCGGAACTTCTGAATCAGCTTCATTAGATAATTCTTCAATAATTTGATCTCTAAGTTCTTCTTTTTTTCCTCCAACAAACTGTTCTAAATGAGCATTAGATTTTAATAACTCATCTGTTCTTATTTCCCCTGTTTCAGCATTCCAAAACTTTTCAGGAATATTCTCTGGGCGAATATGACCACCATCTTGTGGTTGTTCTGACAAGTTTTGTGGTTCTTGTGGCTGTTGTTGTGGTTGAGGTTCTACCTGTTCTTGTGATTCAGGTGTTGACTCTTGTACTTCTTCAACATTATCTGACATCTTGTTTCTCCTTTATGATGTTTTGACTTCGTCCCTTATTAAGTCGGCGTTGTATTAAACCAACAATATAGCGTTGACCTTCTATATGGCGTAGTTGATTATCAGAAATTTCTGATCCTGCTACAGCTTCTATAGTTATTTGACGAAGATATTTTAAGACTTCTGCACCTGCATCAGTTTTAAAAACACTTTCAAAGATAAAATTAAGACGGGTTTCTTCGTCAGGACTTCGTTCAAAATTATCTAATCCTACTATACGATTAGGTTTTGGTTTCATTCTACTTTTATATCACCCTGTAAATGATTTTGCAACATTAGATACTTCTTGTGGATTTATTCCTTGTTCTTGCATATTTGCACCCATTTGCTGTAACTGTTGTCCTGCTTGAATCATTTCTTCATCTGACCTTATTAGTTCTTCAGGAACGCCTAATTTTTTGGCAATAAACTTAGCCATATCTTGTTGCTTAATTAACAAATTAGTTATTTGTGGGCCAACTCTCCCTTGAAGCATAGCAACAAATCTATCTATTGTAGCAACATCTTGTTGTTGTTGTGCCTGTGCAAGTGGAGAAGATGATCGTATTTTTATTTCTCTACCATTAACTGTTGGTATATTTATTCTTCCTTGTTTCTTTAGAATATATATTACTCTCTGTAACACGGGATTAACTAATTCTGCTTGAAGTCTACCAAATGCCGCCCCTATCTGACGAGAAAGGTCAGCCATTCTTTCTGCTACTTCTGTAGCTGACATAGGTGTTTTTTGATTAGGATTACCTAACATATCATTGTATAATGCTTTTTTTATATTTGTTCGCATATCCTTTACAACTAAATCAGAAACTTGAAAATTACCTGCAGGAGCAACAGGAGTTAAACCACTACTGCCTACTGCCTTTGGTATAATTGTTCCCGGAATTAATTGAATATTATCTACATTGATTACACCATCATCTTCTACTTGATACATACCAGAGATTGCCATTTGTGCATTTTCTAAAATTAATTCAATAACAAGATTAGCTGTTTTGATTGCAGGTAAAGCCATTTGTAGTGGGCCTCTTCCGTATACTTCTCCTGCACATTTACTCCATCTATAAACAATAAATGGATTAGAACCTATTCCTTTAAATGTATCTGAAAACAATTCAGCATCATACATTTCTGAAATAACACAATATATATATTCTTCTTCTTTTTTATTTTCATAGTTTCTATATACAACTTCAACTACTTTACAATCTTTATCAGGGTTTTGACTCATTTCTTCTACCATTCTTTCTGGTAGTTTTGCTTTAGGATAAGCAATCATAATTTGTTTAAACTTTATATATCGCTCTCTAAATATATGGTCTATCTTATCATCATAGCCAGAATCTAATAATACTTGTGGTAAAGGTATTGATCTAAATCGTATTGGTTGTACAGCATCTCCTTCTTCTACAAGCAAGATACCTGTACCAACAGCACAATCTAAAAATGTTTCGTGGACTTCTTGTGAAAAATTTGAGTTTTGTAATATCTCAAATATATATTCTGTTACTTGATCTAAATTTTCATTTACCTCTTTTTGTTGATCTTTAGGTATTTCTGTTCCTGAAGTTAAATCTGCCCATCTTGCATAGTTGGGAACAATGCCCGATTGTAAACGAGATGCAAATTCTTGTACTCCAACAACTGCTGTTTCATCAAATATAGATTCGCTTCGTCTTTTAGCAATGCTTTCTGAGTAGAAAGATTCTCTTTGTGGTAAAGCATATTCATAACAATCTTCAAATATAGGAGTCCATTGGTCTTTAATAGCTTTAGCTTTTCTATATCGTGCTAATAACTGTTTAACTTTAGATTCACTATAATCTATAGTTACTTGTGGTTTAACATCTATGACCATTTATACTCCGAGAGTATTTCTAGTTTGAATATCACCTTGTACCATAAATCCTTGTCCACCTTTTCTACCTGATAATAGAGATCGTCTACCTCTTTTGCCAGATAAATCAGCAACAGATTGTTGATATGACTCTTCTTTTTGCTTTGCTTTTTCAGCCAAAGCATCAGCACGAGCCTCTCTCCTCTGTTGCCTCATTGAGGCTTCATAAGGACTAGGTGGTGGTGGTGGTGGTGGTCTGTATCCTCCTCCTCCTCCGCACATAGTTACCTCCTTCTTTCATAAATGTTTTTAGGTTTAACATTAAAAACATTAAAATTTCTTTTTGCTATTATAGGTTTACTATATTTATTACCTGCCGTCAACGATCTACCTTCTCCTGCACCTAACAATAAGTATTGTAGGGCGTCGTGTATATGTGAAAATCTATTCTTATTTGGTCGCTCATCATAGCGTTCTCCTGATACTTGTAAGCGTCTATAATGATATCCTCCTGCAAAACCTCTAAGTAAATTGACACAACTTTTATCAATAAGAATACCTGATTCACCATCTACCATTCTATTAAGACAAGTAGCTACAGATTCTATTCTAAGTGTTACATCATTACTTGGTGCAGGTCGGGCAGTAATACCTTTACCTCTAAGTATCTGAAATGGTGTACTTTCATCTGTCTGTACTCTATGATCTCCTGCAGGATCGCCAAATATATAAAAAGGTCTTGGGTGATATTTAGCCATAGATTGTTTCATTAAATCAGAAAACTTAACAATACCCATATCTTCAGCTACAAGTTCTTCAAATACTATCCATCTTGTTCTTATCTTTTGTGCAAAAACACAAGCAGGTGTAAGACCAAAGTCAATACCCATATATACAGGAAGATGTTCTGCAAGTGCAAGTTCACCTTTAGCCATATGTACATCTTGTCTATATGATTCATATACGGGTTTGCCATCTTCAACAGTACCAAGTTTATTAAGAACATATACATCTATCCACGATTTAGTCTTACCACGAATTATATTACTATAATAATTTTCTGTAAGGTTCTTTTTGTTTTCAGATGCATCAGATTTTTTATATTCTTGTATTTCATTGTTTTTATTTTTAATTTCTAGCATAGCAGGTGGTTGATTAAAGAATCGCCAATTATCAGGTTTAATTAACATCTTTGCTTCTTGTTTACTAATATAGTCGGGTATAACAGTTTCACCTGCCATTATTGCCCACCAATGATCGGAATCAGGTGGATTGGTATCGCAAACGACTCCATACCAAGTTGGGCCACCATCACGCATAGATGGAAAACGACCAACACGCATAGAACAAGCATCAACAATACTTTTAGGAATTTCTCGTGCCTCATTGATCCATACTCCTGTAAGTTCCAAAGACAGTAATTTCTTAACATCTTCAGGTCTATCTAACGCTAGAAAGATTACCTCACAATCAATATCCCCTTTTTTTAGTTTGTGTGTATAGGGTACGCTCCAAGTAAAGTTTCCCCAATCTTCTTCAGGAAACCAATCTAGCCAAGTTTTTATTGTAGTAGTCTTGAGTTGAGGGTTAGTATTACGAATGACCGCCCATCTAGTTTTGCGAATCCCTTCATCATTCGGCTTTTGTGATATAGCTCGTTTTATTATTTCTATACAACAAGCTACAGATTTACCAGAGCCAACAGGCCCTCGTATTCCTCTAAAGAAAGTATCATCTTTTAAAAAGTTTTTTAGTGTATCGCCGTCTGGCTTATAACTTAGTGATGCCATAATTAACTGCTAGTTCATATAGTTTTTCTCTAGCTTCTTCCGATAGAGATTCTATGATTCTATCAGCTTCGTGATTATTCACAAACTCTTTTGGGTAATGTTTCATATGCTGTGATTTAACAACAGTACGAAGTGTATCTATTTCTCTAATAGAGTATTTGGTAAATATTGTCATACTTTTCTAAATCTCCTTACTTTTCTTGCAATAGATTTTGGTTGTTTACTAAACTGTTTTCCCATAGCTTTATCTTTTCTTTTCTTAGCCGTAGTTCTCGCATATTCTTTTGATGATAATTTTTTAATGGCTTTTTCAGGTAAATATCTTTCACCTGTTTCTGATGATTTTTTTCCTGACTTTGTACGCCATTTCTGTTTTGACCATTTTGATAATGAGTTAGATTTCTTTTTAGCACCACTATATCCACCTCCTGCTTTTTTGTATGCTTTGACGGCCGCCTGTGCTTTTCTACCTGACCATTGACCTGCGGCCGTTCCGTGTGATGCCTGTGCTTTAATTCGTGCAACTATTCTTTTCCATAGAGAAGGATTCTTTTTTTTTGCTGAACTCATCTTTTTGCCCTATTAGTTGATCTACTTACTACTCGTATATTTTTTTTTGAATTATTTTGAGGGTTACCATCTTTATGGTCAATATCTTTATTATCACCTTTTTTTACTTTTTTTAGTTTTAAGAATAATCTTCGTAGCTTATTTCTTTTGACACGATCTTTTTTTGACGAAGATGAGGACTGAAACTTTTCGTATTCTTTTTTGTAATCACGCTTTGTCATTACTATTTAATATATGTTCTTTAGCCATCTTATATGCTTTTTCTTTTGAATGACCTTTCATCATTTTGTATTCAGCATAATCTTTTATTTGTTTCATTCTATGCAGTTCAAGGTCTGCTCGTTCTGTACGAACCATAGCTTCTGCTAATTTTTTACTTCGTTGTTGTGCTTTGTTCACCAATACCTCACAAGTTCAATTAATTCTATTATAACAATTAATCCTAAAAATAAAGCTAAAAGTGTATGGTAGATATTCCAAAGAACATAATAATTCTTCTCTGGTTTTTTTTTCATTAGAGATTAATATCAGTTTTTTTGAATCGGCCTTTTATTGGTGGTATATTTCCTGTACCACCCGGAGTTATATTAATATTTCCGCCGACACCTCCACCAGATCGTCTAAGACCTGATGATAATTTTTGTCTAAGTTTTTTAATTTGACTTTTAATTTTTTGTTTTAGAGAAGGTTTGGCATTTTTCATTTTATCCATTGTTCTCTTAAGAGTTTCTTTAAGGACTTTTTGTTTTTCTGCAGGTTTCATATTTTTAAGTTTTTCTGACGCCATTCTTATTTTGTCTGCTTTTCTTTTATCTTTTACTTTCTTTAATGCATATCCTCCTAATAATAAACTTACTCCTGCTGTTCCTGTAACAATATTTTCAAGTGCTTGACTAGGAATATTTACATCTCTTTTTTTCTTGTCTTTTTGTTTAGACCTTGTTTGTCTGTCTATAGCTAAATAAGAATCTTTAGAATTTTCATATGCTTTTCTTTCGGCAGGTACTCTATTAGATTTATTTTCATCTTTCTTTGTTTCTTTTTTTTCACCTGCTTCTCGTTGAGATGATTTATCTTCTTTTGATTTTTGTTCTTCTTTTATTTTGCGAACAGCATCAAAAATACTTTTTGTTCGTTTTCTACTTTTTCTTTCTGATTCTATGGCATTTTTTTTTGATCTAAAACCTTCTATATTTTTAGGATCGTCCTTTGTACTAATAGTTACTTTACCATCAGATTCTCTTCTTTTAAGTTCATACTTTTTTTTCCCCATAGCACGAAGTTTATAATCTGTAGGATTTTTTCGTAATTCTTGTTCGTATGTTCCTGTATAAGCCATAGAGTTATTATCCTTTCTTTTTTATTTTTGTCAACTTATGTAAAACTTCTTCTTTCTATTAAACTTGATCTACCAAGTAAACTTGCTTTTCTACCATCTCGTGGCATTACTTTTTTTCGTGCTTGTCTTTCGGCATTTAACTGTCTTTGACGCCTTCTTTCATCTCTTGCTTGTTTAGTGCTTGGGCCACCCTTATCAGGATTCCAACCAAACTTTGATTGAAAAGGTTTAAATATAGGGATAAGTTTTCCACCTTTACCAAGTTGTGATTCTACATATCTATTGTAATATTTTTCGTGTTCTGCTTGACTACGAGGTTTTCGCATTAATGAGTAAATATTAGCATTATTGCTTATATAGAAATGTTTTTGGAAAGGCATTAGCTTTTACTTTTTTTAGCTAAGATAAGTATCTTCCTTTGTATTTTTTTGGGGAGATCCTTAAAGTGAAATAATTTTTTGCTTGACGCAGTATGCGTTTTTCCAGAATGGAGTTCACCATTCGGCATCTTATGAGAACCTCCTGAGTGAACCTTTCCATCTTTGGTATAATGTTTTACACCTTTCATTAGTAACCCTTCTTCTTAGGTTTTTTCTTTTTCATTGGTGTCTTTGGCATTTTATATCCGGGCATTTTATTTACCTTTCTTTTTTTTATTTTTTAATCTGATTGACATTGCTTTTGCTTTACGCCTTGCATCAGCTTTACTAGATGCACCCCACGCCCTAAGTGATAAAAGTAAACGAGTTGGTCTGCCTTTACTATCTCTTTCAGGCCCCGGCATATTTCCCATTCTAGCTAAGAAAGATGCTCGTCTTGGATTATCTCCTGACTTAACAGGTGCTTTTAATGTACCACCCGTTTGTGCCTTGTAAGATGCACGACCTTTTGCATTTAGTCCTCCTTTAGGATTCTTACCTGCTTTCCGTGTCCAAGCGGGTGAAGGCATTAGAATATCACCCAGATCAAAATGTTAATTATTATGTATGTAGTCATAACCGAACCTTATCAGAAAAAAAAAAAAATTACAACCACCGAACCTTGAACGACTCTGATGTGTGAGCAGGACTTCTCTATGTGAGGCAAGGGTATTTTTTGAACCCCACCTGTTTACACAGGTAGGTGTGCCAAAAAACAGTCCTTGATGTTACTTGAGGTCAATATTGATTGAGAAATCACCTTTGACCAAGTGTTGATGTTTGTCAGGTGCTTTGAATCCTGCCCTATCAAGTATATCCTTACTAGCTTCTAGTTGTACATACTCTGATTTAGCTGATGAACACAGGTCAAGCAACCTTGATTGTGCTTTAACTGCACTCATTCCAAGATTGTGGGTGATTTGTTCAAACATATACTTCTGTACTTCTGGATTTCGTAGCATACGACTTGCACTTACTCTTGATGAATTTCCTTTGTATCCTGCGACTTTGGACGCTTCTGTAATTGTGCAACCTGTAGATACGAGTGTATCTACTAACTTCTTTGCTTTGGGAGTAATCTTCTTGGTTTCTTTTATTGAAACGGACATAATCTTCATATATCAAGTACCGACAAAAAAGTCAACATACTCAAAAATACACTTTATAATTTACGGCGTTCGGCCGCCTTATCCACCGACTTTATGTCTGGAAGCCTTTTTCTTCAAAAGCTCCAGACCTCCCCATAAGCCTTTAAAAGGAATAAATACATATTGATTAACGGTATTTACCTGAGGGGGTCGGCTTAATTTTATCATATGTTAGAAAAAGTAAAGGTGATTTCGGTGGGGCTTGTTTGTGTGGGCTAGTTCTGTGCCTGCCCCACTTTTTGTTGTGCTTCGCATATCAACAATTATTTTCCCCTGACACCCCCCCCAAGTAGGTTGGGGGTGTCATTCCTCGCGGTGACAAAATAATTGTTGACCTTTACTTTTTCTAACCTGTGAGGTGGGTAAGCCGACCCCCTCAGGGAAATACCTACGAGGGAAGAGGTGAAGATGACTTGATGTCGTAGGAATAAAAAATGAAAAAACAATTATTTAAATATGAAAATATAGTTTACACACAAGAAGAGTTTGAACAAACTTTAAAAGTTGTTAAACCTTTATGTGATTTACTTTTTGAACTTACGCCATCTCTTAAAACTCAGAATTGGAGTACATCTCATCAAGCGTGTGCAAGTTTAGGAAACATAGCTTTGTACAGTTTGAGAAACTCCAATAAAAAAGTTTTATATTGGGAAACTGTTAAGAAAAAATCTGACCCTTCAGTTAAAAAAGACGAAAAGGGTGAGAACGATTACACAGTTGCGAATAGGAATTATAAATATAATTCTGCAAATTCTCAAGATTTTACGAAACTTGACCAACTACTTACACATTGTGTAGAAAGTTGCATTGAGAATTTACATGTTCGCAAGGAAAAGAAGTCTGAAGATATGACACCCGAGCAAAGACTTGCAGAGGAAAAACAACTTGAGGCTGAAAATAAAAAACTAATTAATTTTAAAATATAAACACTTAACAAAATCGGCATCAAGTCAGCGAAGAAAGGGAATTGGAAACAATTCCCTTTTTTTTTGTCTAAAAAAAAAATTTTTTTCGCTCCCTTCGGTCGCTCTACTTTGGTCTATTTATTAACTTTAAAAAGGAGTTGTACAATGAAATTTCGTTGGCATTTTTTACTTTTTTCTATTTTCGTATATTCTTGTTGTAATATTGAAAATGATATTAACATTGTTGTAAATGGTTGGGAGGTGTCTGGTTGGACATTTGTTTCGTCATTTATGAACTTTATATTCTTCGTTACTTATATTACAATTTATGGAATTGAATATATAAAAAGGATTTCGGAGAAATAGAAAGCTCCCCCCTCCGCCCCTTCGGGGCTACGGGGGGAGCCACTATCATAGCACTATGCACGGCGATTGCACTCGTAATGCAGGACTCACAATTTCCTTCCCCATATAAGTCCTGCACTATGATTGCAAAGGCCTTGCAATCTAGTGAATATCACATCTGTATGTTGTAGCTCAATAGACAGACCTCTGATATTCACACTATAGGTGAGATGGACTATGGGTAAAGCCTTGCAAGTTGCCATCAATACCCAAAGGTTTTGTAGCTTGTACCCTGTAGGCGGACTGTGATACTTACAGTTGAACGGGTTAGTTATGCCGCTGGTGACAAAAACAAGTTATAGGTTTTTGGAATTTGTACCTACTGAACGCTGTAAAGCTACCACCTAAAAAGTGGGGAACAAACAAAAACATTTAAACTGTAGCTACATCTTCAGTAAGTTGTACCAAGATGTAGCTATAGCTATATTAGACTTTAAACAAAGGAGTAATTATGTCTAAGTATTTGAAAGCAGATGAAGAAAAGCATCATTATGAAGCTGAGATTCATCAAAAAACTATGCACGAGATTAATCGTGTAAATACATTCAGAACAATGTCAAACGAGTATCAAGACATCATACAAAGTAAATATGCTGATGATCTTATATCTCACAGTAAATTTGGTTTGGCTACACATTACTATGGTGTAATGGAACATCTTACAAATCTATCGTTACTAGAAATAGAAAACAAATTGTATGCACCTGAGTATGAAGAGCGTATGAAAGAGATTGCACACGCTGTAGATGAACTTGAAAAGATTGCAAAATGAAACTAAACATCAAACAAATCAATGACTTGCTGTACATACTATGTGTGTATAGCAAGATTGAAAAGCGTCATTGGAAAGAGTCTGGTAAACCAAAAGAACATATTTATCATTCTTTCAAACGACTTAACAAATTATTTCCACTAGACAAGGAGGTGAAGATTATTGGCGATTGAAGCACTTGAAGAACGCTATGAGTGGGAACAGAATATGGAACTCTACTCATTGCAGTACCTAATCAAATGTGAATACGAAATGAAAGTAATCACAAAATGTATAGGTGCAATAGAAGTGGCGTTGGATTCGTGCGAGAGTAAACAGCTTTCGCAAAGTAATTTTGAACACATCACCACTTCTCTCGTCATACTTAAAGAACAAGCAAAGGGACTAGCTGATCTTTTACGAAAGGAAAAGTATGATGTATTATAATATAATATAAATCTAATAAAAAACAAAGGAGTAAAAATGTTAGATGATATTAAACAAGACTACGAGTTTCCAACAGAAATGGTGGAACTTGAAGCACTAAACAGGACAGATAATTTTGGTAATCAAAACTATTCTGTACCTCCTGATATGGCAAGAGCGTGTGTTCGTACAGATACCGGGCGAGTTCTTGGTATTCACGGCAGTAAATATAAACCTATCGCACACAAAGATGTTGTTGATAGAGTTATGCAAGGCGTTGAAAAAACAGGTATGCTTGACTACAAAACAGATATCAAAGTATTTGAAGGCGGCGCAAAGATGAGAGGATCTGTTACATTTGAGAATCTTGTCATTGAACCACAGAAAGATGATATCATAAAGTTTCGTATCAACTTCTTCAACTCATATGACCAATCGTGGGCATTCGCAACTATATGTGATGGCTTACGCTTGTGGTGTATGAATGGTTGTACAACACCTGTAAATGCTTCTACATTACGATTCAAACATACAACAAAAGTAAACATTCAGAGTATTGCAGATCGTGTCAAAACAGGTCTTGATCTCTTTCGTGATTCAAGTTTTGAGTATTATCAATGGGGTAAAACGCCTTTGGCTAATCATTCTGTTCAAAAGTTTTTAGAACAAACAATAGCTAAAACATTTAAGCGTTCTTCCAACTCAATACCATTCAATGTAACTAGAACAGAAACATTACTTGAAGGTTTTGATCGTGAGGCACGAACACTTGGTAAGACTAAATGGGCATTGTACAATGCACTTACATATTGGTCTACTCATACTGATGGAGAGCGTGGACACGCTATTCGTAAGCGTAGAGAAGATGAAGTAGCTAAAGCATTAGGTTCTAAACAATGGCAAGAACTTGTTGCATAATAGAATATTAATAGTATAATAGTAGTACGAAAGGAATACATTATGCGAGAAGATCAAATCTTTGATGAAGTCGTTGCAAGACTTGGTGAATCTGAAACTATTCAGGAGTTCCGATATGCAGTACGACCATTCAAACCAACAATATTATCATCACCTCTATTTCCAAATGCAAAAGCAAGTAATGAACACGACGAAACATTTAATGCTATTACATTGGAAATGTGGAATGAATATTGGTATGAACAATATTGGTAAGAATCATATGCAAGGTTTTTTTTCTATATTTATTTAGCCTTGCATTGATTAGGTTTAGCCGTACCTAGTTATGAGCAAACGGTGTCCTTTCAGGGCACTAGGATTCCCATAAAACTTGTTCTAGTGCCCATTATTAATCCATTAAAACAAAGGAGTATATTATGGATAAATATAATGTTGAACTAAAATTTGATCGCAAGACTTTAAAGTTTGGTAAGTCGCCAAACACTTGCGAGTTTATTGATTTTCATTTAGACAATCCAAGAGTTTGGGATCTATACCTATCGTTTGCTACAGATATGGTTCATCTTGGACACAAAAGATTATCAAGTGAAATGCTAATCAATCGTGTTCGTTGGGAAACAATGGTAGATACAACGGATAAAAAATTCAAAATAAATAATAATCACAAACCATATTATGCAAGGTTATTGCTATCTTTACCTAAGTTTAAGAACACAAAGTTTCTTGAAGTTAGACAAAGTTGTGCAGATGATTTATCATATTCCGAATGTGAAATTCTGATAAGTCCTTATGTATAAATATGCAATCAAAGATTTGCAAGAACGCCGACAACATTTAGGTTTATCTTCTCAAGAAGTATCAGAGAAACTAGGTGTGTCGGATAGTCTTGTATCATTATGGGAGTGTGGTAAGAAGCAACCAAGCACTATAAATTTTTTTAATTGGTGTCAGGTGCTTGGCTTCAATATCATTTTGAATGTTCACTTAACAAAAATACCAAAGGGATTTACACCTAGCTTTGACACTAAGCAATGGATTGTAGAAGAGTTTGGTGAAAGGTATAATTATGACAACGAACTTAAAATCTTTATCAACCATTATCGGGCAAGTGGAACAACTAAGTCAGATTGGCAATATGCTTTCCGATCTTGGTTACTCCGTGCCAAGAAATTCACGACCAATACAACTCAGACCTCCGCAGGTACTGAAGAACGCCGTGAACGAATACATAATGTCTTTGCTATTGGCGATAAAAAACGACAAGGTTGAAGAGTATATAGGTACAGAAAAAGAAGCAATATTAAATTTACATAATCTAAACAATGTCTTATTAGATTGTAGAGATTATATGAAACCTGCTGACCCGAAGTATGTAGGCACAGCAATAGAAATGTGTGCCTCTACATTTGGGTGTGATGTACCTAATGAACTTGGTTTAAAAATATACAAAGATATCTTAGCAAAATATCCACAATGTATTATAGAACAATACACAATAGAACTAATCAAGACTTACAAGTACAGGAGGTTGCCTGTACCTGCAGACTTTCTTGCTATCTATGAACCACCATACGAACACGGAATGTTGTTCATAGAAAATACATATTTAAAGACAAAAAAGTTTGCAAACATAGTACAAAAGTGCTATAAAATAAATACGAAAGGAGTATAATATGCAACCAAAGAAAAAAGTAGAACGACCAAAAACACTTGGTGGTTCAGATGCAGTTCGCATTATGGAAGGTGATTGGCACACACTCTGGCTAGAAAAGACAGGGCGTCAAGAACCTGCCAACTTGGATCGGGTGTTACCTGTTCAAATCGGCATTGTTACAGAAGAATTAAACAAGCAATGGTTTGCACAGGAAACAGGACATAAACTATTATCAGCTAGTAATCAACACGAGTTCACAGATGGATTTCGCCACGCTAGTCTTGATGGAATGGTAAATGTTAGTGACAAAATTTGTGTCCTAGAGTGTAAGCATACCAATGCCAACAACACTTTAGAGAATGTTATACGAAAATATATGCCTCAGCTACAGCATTATATGCAAGTTGCAATGATGGATAGAGCGTACCTCTCAGTAATTTTTGGTAATATGAGATACGAATGGTGTGAAATAACATACGATAATGAATATATAAAAATGCTTTACGAAATGGAAGATACCTTTTGGAAGCATCACATAATTAAAGATAAAGAACCAGAGAATATTAAAGCAGAAAAATTAATAAATAATTATACAGATAATATAAAAGTCAACGATATGATTCGTATAGATATGGAGAAGAACAATGAGTTTGTAGCTAATGCACATACTTGGCGTGAAACGAAAATTCCATACGATCAACACCGAGCAGTTGGTAAGGTATTGAAAGAACTAATACCTGCCAACTGTCGTCTTGCTGAAGGTGGTGGTATCAAGATATCAAGAACAAAAGCAGGACACCTAACCATCAAAGAAAACAAAGGAGGTTAATATGATGGCTAATATAGAACCAAGGGTAAAGAAGATACTTGCAGAGTATGATCTTAAACCCGAACACGCTTTGTGGGAACTCAAACGAGGTGGCAAAGCAACACTAATTATGTTGCATAAATATTGCGAACTTGTTGGAGCTAAAGCAGGTATTGTTATTGATGACATACTTGAGGTAGAAACTAATTCTGCACAAGGTATAGCAGTAGTAAAATGCTATGCTCACAATGACAAAATGAAAGTCATTACCTACGGAGAAGCTAGTCCTAAAAATAGTAAGGTTGCTTATCCATATGCAATGGCTGAAAAGAGAGCAGTAGATAGAGCCATTCTCAAACTTGTTGGATTGCACGGCTTTGTGTATTCAGAAGATGAGTTTGATACTACAGACCAAAAGATTGGATCTGCAGATGATGACGCTATCAAAACATTTCTTACTAATATTGAAGGTAGCAAAACAATAAAACAAGCTACAGGATATTATGAAATGGCTAAAGTAAACATAGCTAAAGCCAAGAAGTCCAATCCGGGATTGTACCAAATGGCAGTAGCTAAATATGAATCTAAGCGAAAGGAACTACAAAGTGTATAACAAGATTCAAATCATAGGTAATCTTGGTGCTGACCCCGAAATCAAACAAACGGGGGCAGGCACTAATTATGCCTTATTGTCAGTAGCTACAAACAGAGTAGTGAAAGGCGAAAAAGAAACCGAGTGGCACAAGTGTGTTGTTTGGGACGATAAAATTGCAGACATCTTAGCTAAATATACTAAGAAAGGAAGCAGAGTTTTATTGGAGGGTAGACTTACATACAGAAAATGGCAAACCGAATCGGGCGAAGAGAGAATAAAAGCCGAGATTCACTTAGACAGATTTAATTCAGAAATGAAGTTGATGGATTCCAAGTCTGATGGTGTGCCAATGTCTGCACCTACAGAACAGCCAAAGCCAATGGCTGACATAGGTGAAATCATTGATGACGACATTCCATTGTAATGTTTAAAGTATGGATCGTAACCTTGTGGATTGCATATGACGGACAACTGTATGTTAAGTATGCTCTGCCATTGCAACACAAGTGCGATATATTTACTTGGTGGAGTGTAAAGGAACAGTACCTACACACTCCACTAGACATTGTTGCAATGAAATGTACTAGAGTTAAAGACTTTAGAATAGATAAAAGGATATTTAATTATGACAAAAAATGAAGCACGAGTATTTAAATTTGTCAGCGATTTTCTTATGATGTATGGATATAGTCCTTCATATAAAGAAATTGCAGAACAACTAACCTTTGCCTCACCTTCACAAGCACACAAGATTTGTATGCAGTTGGTAAAGAAAGAAAAATTAATTAAGGGAGTTGGTGCCAGAAACTTGGAGGTAAGATGATTGATAAGATAGAACCAATTACGAAATTAAAACAAGATAGAACTGCACAACTAATTGCAGAATTATATTGGGATCACGATAGATTATCTAATGGTGGAAGAGAAACCCTTGATAAGTTAGCAAGAATGTGGGGTGTACCTACAGAAGAAGATATGCAAGGAGCAGATTCGCACATTGATGATTTGCCATCTGATACGGAGAGAAAAGATGGGTAAATTTAGCAAAAGCAAAGGATACAGAGTAGAAGCGAAACTTGTAAAAGAGTTTGTTAAGCACGGAATAAAAGCAAGACGACAACCAATGAGCGGAGCAATACCGGATTTCCCTTACGATATAGAAATAAGACAAGAACCTTGGCACAAACTAAGTGTAGAAGTAAAGGCAAGAAAAGACGGAGCAGGATTTAAAACGCTAGAAAGATGGAAAGCAGGAGCAGATTTACTGTGCCTACATAGAGATCACGGCACAACAATGGTATGTTTAGACTTGCCTTTATTTATAGATATATTAAAAGAGAGTAAAAATGATTAAAAGAATAGTAAAAGATGAATGGGAAGATGTTCATAGCCAACTTAGAGTGAAATGGGAAGATTATGAATACCATTTTAGAAAGAAATGGAAGAAGATGTCAAAAAAACAAAAGAGAGAATATATAAACAAATTTATTCCAGAATTACCTAAAGAAAAATATTCAAAAGAATTACGAAAATATGTAACAGAATCAATTATTAGAGATTATGATGCACAAAATAAATGATGAAGGTGAAATCGTAGACAAAGATGGAGTGCCAATCAAAGATCACCGAGGACAAGTTATAGTTGTACCACTAGAATATCGGTATCATTACCAACATTATTTAGAAGATGATTAGCTTATAGGTAGAATAAAAGTAGAATTAGTCCTACAACGCCTATAGCTGAGTACAGAGGGTACTTTGCGATTTGGAGTATAATCTTACCCCAAACCTTACCACATACCCTTCTAGCCTTCTCTATGCCTGACATTTTTGCCTCCAAGTAATCTATTATGGTTTTTTGTTTTTGTTTTGCCATTGTTGTCCAATTTTCTCTGCACTACGCCCAACAGTATAACCACCAACACCAATCATTATAATATCTAGTAGTGAATTTTGCACAGACTCAGGAATGTTTGGTGCTGTAAATCCAAACCAATGTGCTACCATTAATCCTGCAAAGAGTAACATCATTATAGGACGCCAACTTCTTTGCAACCAAGTACCTTGTGCTTCTAATTGTATTACAGTAGCGGCGGCCTCTATTTCTTTAAGATCGCCTGTAATAATTTTATGCTGTAACTCAGCTTTGATTTTTTCTTTTTCTGCTTTAGATGTAATTACTTTATCTACAGTAGAAAATATTGATTTTGCTATGGGTGCAAGTAAGGGTAACATTCTATCTCCTATATAACATTATTATAAAATAGATGTTCACCATATTCACACACAGGACGAACATCATATGACCATTTAGGTTTGACAGCTTTAGTATGATAATGAGTAGAGTTTTGTGTATTGTCTGCAATTTTACCAGACACAACAAGAAACGCTATGCCAAGCATTTTTATATACAATGGATCAACCATACTTAACTCTTGCATTTTTTCTCTATTAGGATCTCCCTCATTCCAACAGCTAAACTGCCATTCTTTTAAACATACTTCTTTATGAGTTTTGCCATACCATCTTCTAGCATTTACTCTGTTATTAATAACATTAGCTACACCAATCTGACCATCAGTATCACAGCCACGACACTCACCCCACATTGTCCGAGCCATTGTATCTAAATCTTCAAAGTTTACTTCAATCATATGATACCTAATATTTTCAATTCATAATAAATGAAAACACAAAGTCCTGCAATAGCTACTACACTAATTATTATAGTCTTTCGTCTTTCTTGTGCATCTCTAATTTCTCTAAGTTGTTTCTTTTTCTTGGCACGAACAGATGCAATTTCTGCCTGTAACCTTTCCCATTGACCTGCTGATCCATAAAGCAAGAAGATTTCTCGCAATTCATTTCTCATATTTCTAAGTTCTTCTTTACGAAGATGAGCTTCTATAGCTTCAGCTTCCACACTACTAAACTTGCCAAATATACTACTACCTTTTTTCTCTGCTTTAACATCTAAATTTGCTTCACCTATTGCCCATTTAGTTATATACCCACTAAGACTAGACAAGTCTTTACCTACTTTTACACCTTGCATAATAACTGAATGTGCCGTTTTAACTGCGGCAAATGCTGAAATAGGATCTATCATTAGTGTAACCTTTGGTAAACAAAGTCATCTGTTTCAAATGCACACGACTCTATAAACTCTATAGCATCTTGTTTTGTATTGAAATAATTTGCTGATATAAGAACAGTATAAGATTTCTTTTTATTGCGAATAACTTTGTAAGTTAATTTTATATCTTCCATTGTAATAGACTCACTATAACAGTTACCATTACTCCTATAATAGTGGCTGACGAACCCCAGATCAATAGTTCCAACCTTTTAATACGATATTCTAAACCTTTGATTGCACTTTTAGTCATCTCTCTATACACGGCACATTCACGCTCGTGAGCTTCCATTTCAGAAGCTACAGCTTTTATTGTGCGAGTGTCCATTTACGAGATGTCCAGAAAATATGCTTGTTGATCTTCAGTAATGTTAGTCCATTTTGCTTTTACAGCTTTGACTCCGGTAGCATTAGACTTGGTAAAGTTAGTTTCATTAGCACCATTGTAGCTAGTCTTATATCCATCTGACATAGATACATAGGTTTTACCATCTATTTCACCCCACCACCAAACTTGTTTTCTATGCCATTCATTATCTGTTTGTTTATCTGTCCAATCCTCAGATGGTTTCATTGATTCAGGGTGTTTGATATCAATCATTTTTTCTGTTGTGTGATATAATTTCATAACATTCTCCTATGGTCTAAGTCTGTGCCAACCATTATAGTTTGTATTAACAGTTGACCCTAAATTGAAATAATAGTTATTACCATAGCCATATATTGTTCCATCAGATGTACGAACATAATGCGACCAATAACCACTATAGTAATGACCTACTGATAAAAAATCTTCTATTGCAATATCTGTATTACCTATATAGCTAGACCC